TTACCTTGTCATTAAACCAGTTTTTGATGTTATCCCACATTCCGGCAATGCCGTCCCAAAGACCGCGAACAATATTAGACCCAATATCTTTGAATTTGTTCGGAATACTTGTAAACCAGCTAATAACGGACTGGATCGCATTGGGAATCTTTTCCGTGAAAAATGCACTGATTGCCTTAACAGCGGATGAAATCGTATCCTTAATTTTGCCCCATGCAGAAATGATAGCGTTTCGGAAGTCCTCGTTTGTGTTCCAAAGTGCAACAATGGCGGTGACAAGTGCAGCAACCGCCGTTATAACAATTCCGATGGGGTTTGCATTCATCACAAGGTTTAGGGCTGCTTGTGCGATAGTGGCTCCCTCGTTTGCGGCCTGGTATGCTTGGATAGCCTTGACCACACCGGAAATCATGGAAGCAACATTCCACGCCACAAATCCGGCGCCGATTCCGGCGACAACCGAAATGATGGTATCGCCGTTGTCCAGAATAGTTGTTACAAAATCAGTGATTTTTTGGGAAAATTTATCCCAATCCACATTATTCATCCACTCCTGAAATGCTTCCGTAATGTCCTGAATAACGGGAATGAGGCTTTCCAAAAATGGAGTTCCAACATTTGCCTGAAACTGCCGCCACGCTTCGCTCAGATTGCCGGTGACATTTTCCCAGCCGTCAGCTTCTCGGGCAGCTTGCCCCATTGCGCCGGACAGTTTTTGCGAATCCTCCACCATTTTCAAAAGCGTTTGCTGTTTCTGAATTTCGGACAAATCGTTATATTTCTGCCCGAATAGTTCCATAGCAGCCGCATTTCTTGTGGTTTCCGTGGCGGACAAGCCTAACGCTGCGTCGTTCTCAAAATTTCCTTTAAGAAAAGATTGCAGCGTTTCTGTCGCTTGCTCCACGCTGGTGTCATAATATGCTGCACTATCTGCCGCCGCCTGCAATGCGCGTTCCATCAGGCTCATGCTCTCCGTTGCATCTCCGCCAGAAGAACGGGCAAAAGCGTAAATCTTGCTTCCGAGTGTGTTTAATCGTGTCTGCAAAATGCCAGAACTGTCGGCCACTCGCCCGATCGCTTCGGATGCAGCGTCTCCCAAATCCCCAAAAGTCTGTTTAAAAGCAGATTCCTCCGCTTTTACATCGGCTGCGGATTCGATAAACGCGCCGGACATATTTTTTATAGCGCTTCCAAGCTTTTTTACTCCATCGACTATTACGCCGCCGAGTACATTCGCCTTTAGAACATCTCCAAAGGCCAGTGCTTTATTTTTGGCCGTTGTAAGTCCTTTTTCAACATCCCCGGTGTCGACGGTAAGTTTTACAAAAATGTCAAAAGCATTCATTCTCCGACCTCCTTTCCGATTTTGAATCCCTTGTTATACATTTCCTGTGCAAAAAGCGTTGCCGCATAGACCAATGTGCCAGGCTTTGCCTCTTCCGGGAACGGCGGGGACTGCCGCTCGTTTCCGGCAGTCCCGTCCGCACATCCCATCTGAAACGCCGTCATGAAGTTTTTGCACATGGTTTTAAGGTATTTTCTTGCCCATGTGTTATGCGTCATGTCAACGCCTCCTTTCTAACTGCTCTCCGACGGCAACCATTACCGCCCCGAAGAATGCGCCAACAGCAAAAACCACTGCACCGGTAATCATCAAAGCCATAAAGTCCCACCTCCTTTCAAAAGTTCTCGACGATCTCGCCGGAAAGCTGCTCCCACCATTCGCCCATGCTAAGCGTTACGCCGGGAGTAGGACGCCGGTTGCCGCTGCCGCCGCGCCCGCTGCAATAGTTGGCGGCGGTCATCATACTGTCCCACGCTTTCAAGGTCTTTCCCGTTCCTTTGGCGCAATCCTGCGCGAGAACGGTTAAAGCAACCCTGTCTTTTCGGTCGTCGGTGCTGTCTGCTGCTTCCTTTGCATAGTGACCGATCAGCTTTAGCATGGTCGGGTTCCCGTCGTATCTGTCCGCAAAGCCGAAATAATCATCTACCGACAGAACGCCGGTTTTCATCAGCTCCACGGCGTTGCTGTCAATGGCGGAAGGATCGGCAAGGTTGCTTGTCTGCACTTCCTTTTCCAATGCGCTGCGGAGTTCTGCGGCCTTTGCATCGAACGCCGCCCAAATGCGCGCGGTTTCCGTTCTCATCTTGTTTTCCGCCTCTTGGAGCTGGAGCGTGGCAATCTGCCTTTTCAGCGCGTCCGGGCCTGCGTCCTGCATGGCTTTTCTGGCCTGCTCTACTGCGTTATACGCGGCGGCGTATTCGTCCCGTGCCGCCTTGAAAGCGGCGTCAAGGTCTTTTGCAAAGTGGTTAAACTCGCTCATTTTTTTGTTCCTTTCTGCTGCGGAAAAAGGCCGCAGCGCCTATTCTTATACATGGTGCAGGTATTGCCGCAAGTCAAATGTGCAGGGAGAGGGCAGCGCTTGCCCGCTGTTGCCGTTCCCGGCTTGCACTTGCCGCCTTTGAAAAAAGCACAATCGTCCTCTTTGCATTGCGGGTATAGACCGCTCTGAAATGGGCAATCTTTCTTTTGTGCGGGTGGCTCTTCCTGCATCTTCTTATAAATTACTGTTCCCATCGGCACTTCGCCCGCAGAGGTTACAAGGGTCGGCGCATACTCACGGCATCCGCGCCCAAACTCGCGGTATCTTTTGCCGTGTTCATCAATTAGGGGGTATTCCTTCAAAATGTCCATGTGCTTCCTTTCAGTCCAAATTTGGACAGTCTTCATAGCCGTTGCGGAATACGCTGTCGGCCTCATAGCTGACTTCAAAAAGCGGGGTATGGTATCCGCTGCTGTCCTTTACAAGCTCGCGGTTTGCATCGTCCAGCGCAAGAAACGCCGGAATGATCTGCTTTTCCCATGTCTGCCTTTCAATGGCCTTGAAGCAATGCGGGCAAGTTCGGGCATAGTCCCCGTTGGTGATGCTTCGCCCGTACACTTCCCATGTGCCGCCGCAATAGTGGCACTTGATACGCATATAGCCCATGATTTTCTCCTTTCTCACGCCGAAACGCCGCGCCGGTAAATAAGCCGGTCGAGGGCATAAGCGCAGGCGTCTATGGTGTGGTTGTCTTTGTCGGGCAGTTCGGAAAGAAAGTTTCCGTCCTTGTCCGTGGCGTAGCTGTAATTTACAAATTCGCGGTATGCTTCGGGGGTTCGCTTCGGATCAATCACAATGCGCCGATGTTGCAGCCATTTCACACGGTAGCTCACGCACCCCGGCTCTTTGTGGCATGGGATGCACTTCAAGTCCTCCGCCTGCATATCCGCTATGGATTTCGGCTCCGCACAATCCGCCGTGATTAGCTGCTTTTCCTCGTATACGCCGCCCAATATCGGCGAATGGTACTCACCCCCGCCACGGTCATAGCGGCGCTTTTTGATTTCCTCCGCAAGCTGCTTATTCGACAAATGCCGCTTGTATATTTCATCAACAAAAAAAACGGTGTCGCTCTTGCGGTCATAAGACACGCGGATAAATGCGGCGGGATCGACTGCAAATCCAAAGTCTAAGCCTTGATAGAAATAGCCCATTTGCTCTATTTCCTTGTCGGTGATCTCCCGTATTTCCAAATTGGGAAAGACTTCGCCGCCCGCGCCGGTCGGTACGCCTAAATATTCGTGTTCATAGGCTTTCGGGTTTACATCGCGCAGCCGTTCAGCTTCATAAAGAAAGCTTTCGCCCAGCCAGTCCGGGGGGATCATGGTATAGTCTGTCAGCAGCGTAACGGCCTTTTCGTCCGGCTCCCGTATAAACACATTCGCCCAGTTGTTGGCGGAGATCGGCGGGTTAAAGGTTCGGAACACGATAGCCCCCGGCCCCTGTCCTCTAAGAACCGATTGCATAACATTTCGCGTGAAGTTCGGCCCGCGCAATTCGCTAAATTCTTCAAACCACACATAGCGGAACACGCCGCGCCTGGGCTTGATGCTTTTTAACTTGCTTGCATCGTCCAGCCCTCGAAAAAGGATCTGTGCGCCGGTCGGGAGATAAGTATAGGACATGGGGGACACACGCCCGCGCCATAGATGGGAAACGCCCAGCGTATCAATGGCCCATGCGATTTGAGAAAAGACGCTATCCCGCATTGTTGCACCCACAAGGCGGAATACAATGCCGTTGCTCTGTCCCGTGGTATCTGCCATAATGCCGCTCACAATCTCCAAAGAGGTAAAGGAGGACTTGCAAGAGCCGCGCCCGCCGGGGAGGTTGAATGTGGTGTGCTTCCCCTCTTTCAAATCGTCATGCAGCGGGAAATATACGGGGGCTATATGTTGCTTTACATCTATGCTGTCAATAAGCGCCCGCGCCTCTCGCTGCTGCCGCTTGATCGCGCTGGTTGCCCTCACGCGGGCTTTCAGACGGTCATAATACATCCTCGCCGCCCTCCTCCAGCTCCTTCAAGATGTCGTTAAACTCGGTGAATTTCAAGCCGTAGTCAAGCAGCGTCCGCGCCGCTGTAATGTGGTTCGCGCTCGTTTCTTCATCGTCTGCGACAATGGCCCCCAGCCGGTCTATTGCGGCGGTCAAATTCTGCTGAAGCTGCCGCGTTGCTCTGTCCATGACCCCGGCGGCGGCGTGTTTATATGCTGCCGAAAATTCAGCGTCTTGCAGATACGCCCGCAAGGTACTTTCCCCAATTCCAGCGGCTTTTGCTGCCTCTGCCCTTGTACGGCACACAAGGAGGGCTTGCAGCGCTTTTTCTTTGCGTGGTGTCAATATATCACCCCTTTCAATCGGCGTTTTCTGCGGCTTTCTGGCGGTCATAGAGCCGCATAAAGTCCGCAAGATTCATTGTTACGCTCCACCCCTCGCGGCTTCGGCGGTGGAATACGGCGGGTAAACCGTCCTTGAAATGTTGGCTATCCCTTTCGGCCTGCTTCATCCACTCCGAAAGCCTGACTTGCTCGCAGCGTTTGACCTCGATATGAATGCTGGGCAATCCCACAAGGTCGGGCATTTCACCAAAGGACATAGACCCGCCGCGCTTGATCTCGTACCCATATTCACGGAGAACGGCGGCAAGCTCCCTTTCACCGTCTGCGCCTTTTCGCTGTGATGCTTTCCCGCTCGTGTCTTTCACCCCCTTTCAATAAAGCTCCTCGTAAAATCGGAGTTCCCTAATTCTTCCGCTGAAAAAGTGGTTTATGTTCCGGTCGCAGTTGCGATATTTCGTAGCAAAATACTTGTCAATCAGTACAGGGTATGCCTCTGGATCAATATCGGCGTATAACCCGCCGGGGTATTCTCGGCCGATGAATGGCATATCCTGGCATATCCGCACGATCTGACTTGCTTTTATAGGCGGATGCGGCCTCCCCATGTGCTTTTCGTACTGCTCGAAGTAGTACGAAAACACGCTCAAGGCATCTTGCAGACTATAGACGCTCGGCGGGTACACGCTCGCGGTTATCCTTGCGAATTTCTCAAAATCAAAGGTCATAAAACGCTCCCTTATACAAAAAGAAGAAAAATTGAAAATATATAATATCGGCGGTGGTGCGCGCGCAGCGCACCCTTATACATAGTGTGGAATGACTTGTCATTCCCTTTTACTCTCTGTCTCTTACTCTATCTCTATCTCTATCTCTTACTCTTAGTTACATTGTGACATTTTACCGTTACAATGTAACACCAGTGAGCGGAGATTTATTTCCCATCGTTACTTTGTAACGCTCTGCGTTCTCGAAACCGCCGCACTCTTGCCGCTGAATCGCTTTCACTTCCCGTATTGGCTACGGCCTCGGGGAGAAAAAAGCTTTCGTCGGTAATGGTCTCAATGAGTTTATAGCGGCGCAGGGCTTCAATTGTGTTTGCGACGTTGTCGGCATCTTCACCGATGGCAAAGGCGATTTCTTTTGCAAACGATTCATCATATCCGTTATAGGAGATAACCCCATCCGTGCGCAGGCTTGCAAGCTGCATTTTTAAGTAGATGATTGTGAATACCTCGCCGCCTGCCTGTTTCCTCAATCGGCGCATTCCCTCAGAATCGAAATACCCTTCTTTCAGTTTCAACCACCAAAATCTTTTCTTGTCCTCTGCCATTTGCTTAAACCTCCATTTCTAAAATCTGAATTTGAAAAATTATTCTTTCTGCGTTCCATACGGTTTCCGGCGGGCGTTCAGCGCTAAAAATGCCGACCTGTTCCGCCAGAATATTTTGATACGCTGTGCCGACGTCTGCGGCTGGCAGTTCCAAAAGCTTTTTCTTTAGACGCTTAATCTTGTCTTTCTTTTTTGCCCTTGAAATATCCTCCCTGAAAATTCCCTCTGCGATATCGTTCCCGAAATACTCCGCAAAGGCTGCATATTTCCCAGTTAGCATTTTTAGCTCCTTTCTACGGCATCCGCCGCGCATAGAATTTCTTTCGCCCTGTGCCGCATGGAGCGGACAAAACGCGCCTTTTCTTCCTCGTTCGCGGGGAGGTAATAGCCGGTCACATTGTCGCTCAATATGGCCGCGCCCGCTCGTCTCTCGGCGGAGATCATAGCCCGGACGGTTCGACCGTCGAGGCCGGTTATTCCCTCCAAATCTCGGAGGGGAACGGCGTTAGCCTGCCCGTGGCTCAAAAGGTCAGTTATTTTCATCGGCAAGGAATCTTTCCAGCTCGTCAAGGTTTACAAGCGTATAGGCGTAACTGCCTTTAACGGGCTTGATCGTGCCGTCTTTCACCCAGCGGCGCAAAAGTCGCTCGTTGATGTAGCTTCCTGGGTCTTGCGCCTTGATCTCCGCAACTGCTTTCGGAATAGTTCTAATTCGTACCATGATAAAGCTCCTTTCGGGTTAAAAATAAAAAGTGCCTATCGCTCACGCACTTTTACCATGCGTAAGTAATAGGCACAAAGGCACACGCAAAAAGGGGATTTCTCGCCTTAAAGCTTCTTCGTTCAATTTTCTTTATTATATCACAAAACGCGGGATTTTGCAAGAGTTACGCCCTATTTTTATGCAAAATAGTTTCGCTGATACAATCCGCCGTTTTGTGTCGTGCTTCGTCTATGGCGTGTGCGTATGTGTCAAGCGTCGTTGATACATCGGAATGCCCCAGCATCCCGGCCACGGTCAGCACATCCACGCCGTTTGAGAGCAAAACGGAAGCGGCGGAATGTCGGAACAAGTGCGGGTTAATATGGGGGAGGCCGTGCCGGTCACAAAATGCGGTCAATTCAAGATTCACATTTCCGGGGTTCATCGGCTTTCCGTTCCATCTTGGAAATACCAGGTTGTTATATTCCCAAAGATCGCCCAGCCGCAGCCGGTCTTTTGCCTGCTCCGCCCATAGCTTGCGCAAGAGGTCAATAGTTTCATCGGGGAGGGCCACGCGGCGGCTGTTGTCGGTCTTTGTCGGCCCGCTCTGTATGCCTGTTTCGGGGAGATAAATCATGCTTTGATTTATCAAAACTTCCCGCCGCACAAAGTCCACCTTGTCCCATGTAAGCGCAAGGGCTTCCCCTCTGCGGCATCCCGTGGAAATAAAAAAGGTTATCAATGCGCGGAATGGCAGCGGCTCCTCCTCCAGCGCGGCAAGAACGGCTTTAAGCTGCTCCGGCTGTAAAGACTTGCTTTCGCGGACGCGCTTTTTCTTTGGCAGCGTGGCGCGCTTCGCGGGGTTATATTTGATAATCATTTCTTTGTAAGCTTGTTCAAGCACCGTGGAAATGATTGCATGATAATCCCTGATTGTTCCGGGGGATAGCGGCTTTTCGTCTCCCGTCGGCTTGAAAAGATCTTTTCGGCCTAAATTCTTTTCAATTATTGCGGCGTTTTGGCGGCTGATGGGCTGATTCTTACATAACCGGCGCATTAAATTCCCGTAGACGCCACATGACCGCGCGAAACTGTTGCACGTTTCCCCCTCCGGTATAAGCTGGTTGAAGTCTACAGCGGGCAGCGCGAACACTTGCCACCGACAGGCTCCCGGCTCGGAAAGCTTCTTGTAAAGTTCGGTTAGCTGCTTCGGGCGGATTTCTTGAATAGGGATTTGCCCTATATACTCATTGATCCGCGCAGTTTGCCGCCGGACGCGGGCCAGCGTTTGCGGCTTGTCCCCGCGCTGCTCCCTTATGGTGTAGCAGTATGCGGCATACTCTGCAAAGGTCTGTTTGTTATCTGCTTGAAAGCCGCTCATTAGGTCTTGTTCAAACTCTGTTGCCACGCGCTGCAATTCTCTGTTGAGTTCTCGCGCGGTCATGGGCTTGTCCGGCTTCCATGTCTTATAATGTCTGATTTGCCGGTCGAGGGCATCACGGCCCAGCGTGACCGTGATTTTATACGCCGTGCCGTGTTTCCCCTCTATCTTCCTAATGCTCGCCATTGTTTAAGCTCCTTTCCGCTCCTTGATGTTCATTACCCCCTCCCATTTACATTTCTTGCAAAAGGTTGTGACGCCATTACAAACGGCATCGGGGGCCAGCTTGTGCAGCTTTTGGCCGCAGACCGGGCAACAATACCACAATTGCCCTTTTATCAATTTCACCACGCCGCCGCTCTCCTTTCTTGGCGCACATTTGGCGCACAACTTCGGCGAATAGGCGGGAACGGCTTGCAATTTTGGCGCACAATTCAAGGGGGCAAACCCTCTATTTCGCGTAAGTATTGCAACGTTTTGTTTTAATTGGTAAGAATATTGTACATTCTTGGGGCAGTTGTCGATATCCTCGCCAAAGTCCGTATAGGTCGGAGTGGCGGTAAAATTGATCCCGCCGGTGGTTGCGCCGATCTGACCGGCTTCACCGATGGTACCGGTGGCGGGAGTAAAGTCAGTGGTCAAAATACCGGCGTTGATCTGGAGCTTTTGAAATGCATCGGAGGGAATTTTAGTGAATTTCATATTTTCTTCCTTTCATCAGTTTTGCGATAGGTATTCTACCGTGATATTGAGATACCTTCGCTTGATGTTTTTATCGCTTTCGTCCGCGATGTTCTGACACCACGGGGAGCCACGCTTAATCCACATTGCTCCGCCGTCATAGGCGACCATACAGCCGCCCATGCCGATTGCGTCGCTGATTTCTTGCGCCTTTGCGTTGGGCATCGCTTCGCTCTCGGTGTAATACCAGAGGTTGACCGTCAGCGCGATCTCGCCGCTCTCCCATGATCCTGTGATAAGCTCATAGGTCAGCCACGGGAAGGTCGCGTCCTCCGGCACATTCGAGGTCGGATACGACGGGAGGAATTGAGAGAACCACGCATGGAGCGCCTTGTCCTTTGTCATTTCGGTAGCTCCTTTCGCTCCGCGGTGAAGAATTTTAGCGCCTTAATGATTGCGCCCGCAGACCTCGGCGCGGCCTTTTCCTCGGGATTTGAGGTCACGCGATAGGTAATCCCCGTTTCCGTATCGCGGAAATAATCGTTGTACTCGATGGGAACGCTCTGATTGACCAGCGCGGAATATACCGAGGTAACGCCGTCCTTTTCCGCTTTTCGCGCCTCCATCGATGTGTCAAGAGACTGGTAATTGAGGAACTCCGCGCCCTCTTCCCACTCAGTGATGTAGCCTCCCGCACCGTCAGGCGTGCGCTTTTTCTCCATCAAAATGCACTTGTGGGCAAAATCGTCCAGTAAACTCACGGTTCCACCCCCTTAAGCTTGCGCCAGTCATTTAACCGGCCTTTAAAAGCGCCCTGCCAGCCCGTCCCGGCGCTCGTGTCGGCATTTCCGCCGCTCGCCTTGGTGTAACTGTATCCACCGAAGCTTTCGCTCGTGTACGGGCTTAAAACGGCTTCACCGTTCTTTTCTTCCCATGCGGCGATATCTTCGGCAAGCAAAACCACAGCCTTCGGAACAGCCAACACCCACACCGTTCCGGTAAAGGTTTCATCCGTAAGGTCAGCCGCCGGATATTGATGCAGCCCGTCATTAAACACAGAGCCACAGATGCGGAAATATTGATTGGTCAGGAGAAAGGGCAGCGCAATGCTGCCGTTCTCCACGGCGAACGTGCCCTCGTGAATCTCCACAAGGAACCAGTTGTTCAAGTGCCGTAAGACTTGTTCAAGCATTACGCTGCCCTCCTATTTAGCCCGCGCCGGCCACAGAAACGGTAGCCACGGCAATGCCGTCCAGATACTCAGCCCACAGCTTCATGCCCATGATGGCGTACATATCGCCCGTGGCGCGGCTGTAATCGCCGTCAACATGGACGCCGATCAGGTTGGTCTCGCCCTTCACGGTGTAATTCAGCCCCAGCTTGGCAAAGTCGCTGTCGCTCGGGTCTACATAGTACAGGTCGATGTTCTCCACGGGCAGAGCGATCACCTTCTTGGAGGCGATGTACTTCTCGGGCAGCAGGAACAGGGTGCGGTATCCCATGAAGTTCTCCACGTAGTTGATGCCGAACATCGTCTGCACGGTGATCTCCTTGTCGCCCAGGTAATCGTAAGCGTCGATGATGTTGGCAAAGCCCACCACCTCGGTCACGTCCTTATCCAGACCGGCAAACTTGTCCAGCACCTTGCCCTTAGCCATAGCCAGAGCACGCTGCCACGTCTTCTCGGTTACCTTCAAAGTGCCGGTACCGAGGAAGGTGTAGAAGTCGGTCAGGACCTTGTTCTGCAGGGCCACGAGGAAAGCTTCGTCGGTCTTCTCCACGGCAACGTCAGCGCCGTACTTTGCCACGCTCTCGATGGTTACGCTCTTGGCGTACTTGTTAATGTCGATGTCGCCATAGGCAACAGGCGCCACCTTCATCTTGGTAAAGGGGATCTCGTCACCCTCTGCCACGGTGCCGCCCTTGAGACCGCCGTCCACGCTGGCCTTGTAGGAAACCAGCTTCGTGCCGGGGGCCTTGCGAATGGGACGCATGATGCCCATGATGTTGCGCAGCGCGTCCCAGTTGTCAGCAAAGCGGGACACAAAATCCACCTCGCGTGCGGAAGTAGTAAACTGCGCGGAAGTTGTTACATTAGTTTTCGCAGCCATAAATAGCTCCTTTCAAAAAATCAGTTGTTTTCGCTTGCCATCAGATCGGCAAGCGCTTTCTGGCGCTCCGCCGTAGACATCACATAGCGGCCTTTATCGTCCTTCTTGTAGATGTCCTCTCGGGATTTCGCGCCGCCGGTGTTTGCCGGGGGGTTGGCGGGATTCGCCCCGTGCGTCTGCGTGGTGGAGACAAGCCCCTTGTAGGTGCCGTCTACGAGCGCATCAAGGCTCTTGGTGTCCTTGATCTTGTCGCCGTCCATCTCCAATGCGGCCATTTCCTCGCCGCAGCCACGCATGGCAAGGTCCAAATTCGCGCCGGTGATGTTTTTGCTCTCAAAGTAAGCCCGGACGGCCTTTTCCTTTGCCGCCTTGCTCTCCTTTGCCGTGACATTGGCCTTGAAGTCCTCAAAAGCCTTGTGCTCTTTCTCGTACTTCTCCTGATAGCCGTTGTCACCTGCTGCCTTGAGATCGTCCAACTGCTTCTGAACGCCGAGCAGCTTCTCTGCATCGGCCTTGTAGCGGGTCACATCCGCCTTTAGGCCGTCCACGGTGTCGGTATGCGCCTCGATGATGGTATCAACCTGCTCATCGGTAAGCCCCATACCCTTCAAAAGTTTTCGTGTAAGTGCCATGACACTATCTCCTTTTCTTCGGTTCCGTTCCTTCGGAAACGATAGTTTTATAAAAACCGCTGTCCCTTGCGGTAATTAACAAAAAGAGCCAACTGCATACAATTTGTAAGCAATTAGCTCCTATTTCAGTTCGTCCTCCAATATCTTCCGGTATTGGATGGCATGGTCGGCGGCAGCAGGTTTCAAAAACGGCTGTGCCTTGTTGCCACGCGTGTAATGCCAATTTCCCTTTGCGTCCTGATACACCCACGGTGTAGGCCGTCCGCCGCCGCCCTCGGCGTAAATGCCGGTGCCAAGCTCAACATAAGCGGCATACTCGTTGTCCGTCCCGATGATTGCCGCCAGTTCCTGCTCGTCTACCACATGGGTAATGCTGTTCCGCAGAATGCCGGTGTCAACGGGGCACAGCTTTTTCGCATATCCCTCTGCCACCAGCCCGCACTTTTCCAGCCCCCGCAGAAGCGCCGCATGGATGGCGCCAGAAACCTCTTTGCTGTTGTCATGGATCTCAACACTCATGATCTGAAAATAAAAAATCGAATTCTTTTTGCAGCGCTTTGAACTTGACATCGCGCTCTCTTTCAAGTAATCTCACAACCGGGTCCGACGGATGATCCAGCCCTTGCCATTCCGGATATTTCGCCCGCTCCGTTTCTATTTTTTCGGTGTAATTGCGAAACAATATCTCGCACTTTGCCAAATACTCAGCATAAAGCGGATGCGCTCTATCGACTTTTTTCTTTGCGTTCATACGCTACACCCAGCTCCTTGCTCAGTATTTTCATTACTTCGTGGTACCTGTCAATGTCGGGGTCTATTTCGCCGTCCCACATCATCCTAAAGACATCCGTTCTCTCAATTTCTTTGAATCTATTATAAACGTAGCTCCGGTCTTTGGCAACCGTGTCTTTTGTCCGCCGCATGGCATAGACGAACAGATGGTCAGACGCAATTGAAACATCTTCGCCACTCCAAATGAAAAATGCGATGTCTTCCGCGCTGAAAGAATAATTTGTTCCAGCCTCCGGGTGATTGTGGTAGGAATACGATCCCTCCAGATCACTCGGTATTGCTGCCGGATTTACGAAGGAGTTCTCGCCGGAAACACGCCATACTTTTCCGTCTTTTGTGATAGAATAGTTGACCTCGTAATTACACCCTGCCAGCTCCTTTTCCGCGCCTTCCAGGGTTTGCATGACTGCCTTTTTATCCGAAAAATCAATCTCCTTAACCAGAATCGGTTTTCCGGGCATTGCGTTACCGCCATTTCCGGCGCTTTTTCCGCTTTTCCATCCTGCCCACTCTGCAAAGGACATGCCAGAAACAACCTCTGTTTGCCCCGTAGCGGCGTTTCTGGCGTGTCTTTGCGCGGTTGAGGTGTCTACCCCGTCCACAGCGGCGATCAGCGTACAGCGGCAGTTATATATCTCCCACGGTGGTCCTTGTGGGTCGCCGG